CCAGTTAATAATCAAACCGCAGTAGTCAATGGTATAGTTTATATCTATGACAGCAGCAATGATTCATGGACTCGTGTCAGCAGCGTAGCCGCTAATCAAGGCGGAGTTTTACAAGTAAGTCAAGAGCCATTTGCCCCAGTGCTAACTCCAGATCGAGTGAATATTTGGATCGATTCGGACACTGGTAGGCAGTATATTTTTGTTGACGATGGTAATAGTCAACAATGGGTAGAATTAGGTGGCGGTACACAAGGTGCCACAGGATTAACAGGTAATATTGGTGCACCTGGATCACCAGGTGGTGCTACAGGAGCTACCGGAATACAGGGTAACGTTGGCCCTGCCGGAGACCCAGGTGGTGCTACAGGTGCTACAGGTTTAACCGGTATACCAGGGTCACCTGGCGGTGCTACAGGTGCCACTGGTGTAACAGGTAATATTGGGACTACCGGTGCTACTGGGCCGCAAGGTATTCGTGGTGCCACTGGCGCTACTGGAGTAATAGGAACTACTGGCGCTACTGGTATACAAGGTAATATTGGCCCAATCGGCTCCACTGGTGCCACTGGAGTAATAGGAACTACTGGCGCTACTGGTAGCACTGGACCGGAATTTTTAATACAAGTCAGTGACTCTATTCCACCTAGTCCCAACGGAGGATCTTTATGGTGGGATAGCAACATTGGGCAATTATTTTTTTACTATGTTGACAATGACAGCAGTCAATGGGTTACTGCCAGCCTAGGACCAGCTGGCCCCACTGGAGCTCAAGGTGCTACAGGGGCATCTGGCATCAATGGTGCAACAGGAGCCACTGGTCTTACTGGTTTAGTTAGTAGATCAACCGTGATTGCCTACACAGACACAATTAATGCAAATATAACTGCCAACATTGTTGCCACTGGATTCTCGGGATATAATCTCTATAAAATTGCTGCTAGTCACCCTGCCTGGATAAGAATTTATACTAGTCCTAGTGCTAGAACTGCTGACGCTGCTAGATTGATTACCGCAGATCCTACACCTGACGTAGGTATTATTACCGAAGTTATTACTAGCAGCGTAAATCAAACTGTTAGTTTAGCGCCAGCAGTGCTGGGTTACAACGATGAAAGTCCGGTATCAGCCAACATTAATATGGCAGTTACTAACACAGGCAATACATCGGCTAATATTGCTATCACACTGACACTGGTACGAACTGAGGTCTAAATGGGCCCAGAACGCGAATATATCATTGTATTAAAAAGAGCGGAAGATTTGGACCAATTCTATGATGATATGGAGAGTCGTTATGGCGACAACGAAATACCAGATAGAGTTCTTGAACTAGCACATCGGCGACCATTGAGTCGTAGTACGCATTATTATTTAACTGACGATGAAGCAGCTTCTGTTCTTAAAGATAGTAGAGTAGAAGCAGTGACTTTAACTGCACCAGAGCAAGGTTTAATAATTGCACCAATGACTACGCAGACTAGTTCGGGATTTGACAAATCTGGCACTAATACTGCCACCGATGTCAATTGGTCTTTATTGCGAGGTTATGAAAGAACACCTAGAGCAAGTTGGGGGTCAGATAGCACTGCTGCCCAGTCTGGTACCATAAAACTTGGGAACATTGGGCGTAATGTAGATGTAGTAATCATTGACGGGCATATTCCCTTAAATCATCCAGAGTTTGCTATCAATGCTGATGGCACAGGTGGCACTAGAATAAATCAATTCAATTGGTTTCAATATAACCAACAAGTAAGGGGTACTAGTGCTGGCACTTATGTCTATGACTTTTTATCAGATTCCACCAGTATAGCCAATAATAATCATGGATGTAATGTTGGTGCTATTGCAGTTGGTAATACCTGTGGTTGGGCTCGTGGTAGTAACGTTTACAATATTAGTCCATATAGCGGTAGTACTGCTAACGCTACTGGATACACAAATTATAATTATGAATTACTAGATTATATCAAAGTTTGGCATGCAAACAAACCTATTAATCCTGTAACAGGTCGTCGTAATCCTACTATTTGTAATATGAGTTATGGATTTTCTGGGCAATTTGATTTACAAAGTATCAGCGAAATACGTTATCAAGGAATTACTTATGCTAAACCTGGAACTGGATGGACAGTAAGTGATCGTATTAATTTTGATCTTGTAGCTAGTTCTGGTACTAATATGTTATTTTATAGCAGAGACAGCAGCATTGATGCAGATTGTGCGGACATGGTAGCTGCTGGAATTATTCTAGTAGGTGCCGCTGGTAATTACTATATGTATAACGATCGAATTGGTGGTGTTAATTATGATAACTATCTACGCAGCGGAGCAACCATTGCTTACTACATGCGTGGACCTAGTCCCGGTTCTGCCACTGGTGTAATAAACGTTAGTGCTGTTGACGCTACTGTGGCCGAACGTAAAGTAGATTTCAGTAATGCAGGCCCACGCACAGACATTTTTGCTGCTGGTACTAATATCATGGGCACATATTATTCAGGCGGGGTAAATGATCCTAGAAACGCCAGCTATCAAAAAGGCAAAATGTCAGGGACTAGTCAAGCATCGCCGCAAGTAACAGGATTAATAGCTTGTGCATTAGAAACTTATCCTAGTTTTACTGCTGCACAAGCGTTAACTTATATACAAAACCGTGCTAATTCTGGTGTCTTAGACGGGGGAACAGGTTTTAGTACCACATATGGATCCAGCACATACCTTAGTTATAATACACTATATGGTGGTCCAAATTTCTATGCAGCTTATCTTAGTGAAAGAAATGAAACTAATCAAACGTTCCCCAAAAAAAACTATGATTTGAGACCTAGTTTGGGGCGAGCGTATCCAAGAAATCGTGTTCGAAGATACGGATAAATATTAAGTCATGGCCATTAATTTTCCTTCAACTCCAACTATTAATCAAACTGTTGTAGTAGGTGCATCTACGTATACTTGGGATGGCCAAAGATGGATTGTTAGTATTAGTGCAGGTGCCACTGGCGCAACCGGAATCACAGGTGAGGTAGGTGCTACAGGTATACAAGGTAATATAGGCCTTACTGGTGCTACTGGGATTACAGGCGATACAGGTGCAGTGGGATCAACAGGAGCCACAGGTATACAAGGTAATATAGGCCTTACTGGTGCCACTGGAATTACAGGCAATATAGGTCCGGTGGGAGCAACTGGAGCTACAGGCATAACAGGAGCTACTGGTCCGCAAGGTAGTCCCGGTGGAGCAACAGGAGCCACCGGAGTCACTGGGTCATTGGGATCAACTGGTGCCACTGGCGCTGGTGCCAACATAGCCATTGAAAGTTTAAACGTATTAACAGCAGCCACCGGAGTGGTCAGTCACGACTATACATTAGGTGGATTATGGTTACACACCAGTGTGGCTGCTAATTTTACTGCTAATTTTACTAATGTTCCTACCACTAACAACAGTGTAATAAATTTTACTCTATTAATTTTTCAAGGTGGGTCACCTTACTATCCCAGTGCTATACAAATCGAAGGAGTAGCTCAAACTATAAATTGGGCAGATAATGCAGCACCTACTCCCAACTCTGGTAAAAAGGAAATTGTTTCTTTTAGTCTTATTCGTTCCAGTGGGGCATGGACTGTGATAGGCAGTTTTAGCACCTATGGTTAATTATGCCAAGATGGAATAGTTTAATCAAGCGACCGTTTACTAGGAAAATTACTAAGCCACCGTCTTTGTATTTTATTAATCCTGGTGCTACTCTTATTAATGAAGGGAACTCAGTTGTATTTTCAGTGACTACTAAAAACGTAGGCGACGGGACACTGCTATATTGGACCAATAGTGGGACCACAGATGCAGCGGATTTCTCAAATAATTTAAATTCAGGATCTATCACAGTTGCCAACAATACCAGTAGTTTAGGTATTACTACTGTAAGTACTGATAGCGTGGATGAAGGCAGCGAAACCATAGAGATATCCTTACGTACAGGCAGTACGTCAGGGCCTATTGTAGCCAACGCTAGTGCGGTGGTTGTAAACAACATATGGACTTCGATGACAGTTAAAATTCTAGCTGTAGGCGGAGGTGGCGGTGGTGGTGCGGCTGATAATAGTTATCCCGGCAGTGGTACCAATGGTGGCGGCGCCGGAGCTGCTTATACTACTTTCACAGTGACTCCTGGTGGTAATGTAGCCATTTATGTTGGCGGCGGCGGCGCCTGTAACGGAGGCGAAAGTAGAAATTATTCAAATCCCGGGGGCATAAACGGTGGCGGTCTAGGAGGTGCATCTGGTAATACTGGCTATTCAGGTGCAGGCGGTGGTGGAGGTGGCTGGAGTGGTGCTTACTATTCTAGTGCATACTTACTAGTAGCCGCAGGTGGCGGTGGTGGCGGCGGCGGGGGTGAAGGCAACGCAGACAATTACGTAGGACTTCCTGGAGGCAGTCAACCGAATGGCAGCTCTGGCTCTATGACAGGTGGTACCGGAAGCGGTTATGGCAGTGGCGATGGTGGTAGTGCAGGCGGAGGTGGGGGTGGTCTAAATGGTGGGGTTGGTGGCGGCATCAATGGGCCTAGTGCTAACGGTGGTGCAAACTATGCCACTGGCACTGGTGCTGCATCATATGCAGGATCGGGTACTAGCAGTGGCAGTTTCCCCAGTGGAATTACTTCAGAACTAAATTATACCAATCAAAGTTATGGAAATGGCGGCGGTAGAACAGGAAGTGGTGCCAATGGCATAGTTAAACTAATATATCCAGGGGGTCAAAAGGGCGTAGGAGGTTCAGTTTCTACGTTCAACGGTAATACTATTCATACATTTACCACAACTGGTGTCAATTACTTACAATTATAAATATAATACTATGAGTTTAGACTATCCTCTCAATCCCACAGTAGGACAAACATACGAACTAACTGGACGTAGATGGGTCTGGGATGGGTTTGTTTGGAGTTTATTGACCACTGGCACACTAGGAGCCACTGGTGCCACTGGCATCGGCGCTACCGGGGCTACTGGTATACAAGGAAATATTGGTCCAATTGGATCTACTGGCGCAACTGGGGTGATAGGTACTACCGGGGCTACTGGTATACAAGGAAATATTGGTCCAGTGGGTGCAACCGGTGCAACTGGAGTGATAGGTACTACCGGGGCTACTGGTATACAAGGAAATATTGGTCCAGTGGGTGCGACCGGTGCAACTGGTGTAATAGGCACAACAGGCGCGACTGGAATACAAGGAAATATTGGCCCAGTGGGTTCGACTGGTGCTACTGGGACTGCGCCTAATCTTATTTCTGAGACTAGTTCTACCTTAACCGGTAGTACAGGTACAGTGGCACATAATTATAACACAACGGGTATTTGGGTTCATTCTAGTATTGCTGCTAATTTCACAGCCAATTTTACAAACGTTCCTACCACAGCTGGAGTAGTAATAAGTTTTACTTTAATACTGCTGCAAGGAGCTACAGCCTATTATCCTAGTGCAGTACAGATTGATGGTGTGGCACAAACAATTAATTGGTTTGAAGGAACAGCACCTACACCATTGGCTAACAAAAGAGAAACAGTAAGTTTTAATTTATTACGCAACAGCGGCGCATGGATAGTATTTGGATCATATAGCACATTTGGTTAATTATGCCAATATTGAATAGTGCAACTAAATTAGGAATTTTTAACTCATCTAGATCCAAAAATTTTGGAATAGAAATATTGGCCATTGGTGGTGGCGGTGGAGGTGGTGGCTATGGGGGATGGGGCAGCGGTGGAGGTGGCGGTGCTGGTGGTGTAATTTACGGTGCTATTTCACAATCTAAAACTTCAAAGACATCATTTAGTATAACCATTGGCGGTGGCGGTGCAGGTGCAGGCGGTCAATATAGTGGTTCAGTGGGGTCCGATACTACTATTACAGGAAGAGTAAGCCTTACTGCCAAAGGAGGCGGTTATGGTGGTAGAGAAACTGGTGGTGGTCCGGGTGGATCTGGTGGAGGAGGCGGAGCCAGTGGTGGTGGCTCAGCAATTCAAGCAGCAAATACTCCAGCTGGATATACTGGCTATGGCAATGCAGGTGGCTCCGGCTACGGTGGTGGACCAAATAATTATAATGGCGGCGGAGGTGGAGGTGCGTCTGCTGCAGGTGGTAATGGTGTACCGGGTACGGCCGGCAACGGAGGTACAGCTTTAACAGGTTTTAGTACTTGGGCTACTGCGACCAGCACTGGTGTAAGTGGGGCATATGCCGGGGGCGGAGGTGGTGGTAGACCTTCAGCAACTCCACCCAACGTGAACGGGTCAGGTGGTGGTGGAGGTGCAACAGCAGGAGGATCCGGAACTAATGCTACTGCTAATACCGGTAGTGGTGGCGGCGCATCGTCATTTGATTACACTACAACAATATTAGGAGCCAATGGCGGAAGTGGAATAGTAATTTTTAGATACGGTGGTAATTCAAAAATGGTTGGTGGAACCACTGTAACTTCTGGAGGATATACTTATCATACATTTACCAGTTCTAGTTCATTAACTTATACTCCAAGTGTAACTTTAAGTATTTTAGTAATTGCAGCCGGGGGCGGCGTTGGAGGTAATGACGGGCCATACGGAGGATCAACCGGTGGTGGTGGTGCAGCTATAACAGGAACTTACACAGTTACCGGTAACTTGACTTTAACAATTACAGTAGGCACAGCCGGCGGAGATGGATGTATGTTTTGTGGACCTACAGGTGGCGGAACGCCGGGCGGAGCCGGCGGTGGTGGACAAGGACCCAGTGGAGGATCTGGTTCTGGTGGTGGTGGTGGCGGCTGGTCTGGCATATACAATGGTGCAACCATGTGGATCATAGCCGGGGCCGGAGGAGGAGGCACTGGAGCTGGGTATCCTAGTGCTGGAGCAGTGGCTGGTTCAGGTGGCGGTAATCAACCACGTGGCAACACAGGCACCTTAAACGCTTCTGCTGGTAGTACACCGGCCAGTGGAGATTATGGTGGTGGCGGAGGTGGTGGCGGTGGGCGATTTGGTGGAGTTGGTGCTAGTGGTGGTGCGTCACCCAACAGTGCCAGTGGTGGCGGCAATTACGTAGATACCGGTATAATTTCTAACAGCGTAGTAACCAATGGCAGCAATGCCGGTGCAGCACCTACTGTATCATTTACTGGTTATTCTGGTTCCTATGGCGCTCAGAGCACACAAGGTGTAGTAATTATAAGATATCGTGGCTCTGCTGTTGCCACTGGTGGCAATATAGTTACAGAAGGCGGGTTTACTACGCATACATTTACTTCGAACGCTTCAATGGTTATTAGTACTTGATTTTATAAGGCAGGATTAGATTCGCAGATCTTAATCTTTTCCAAAATTTCTAAAATATTTAAAGTTCTTTGTATTCCTGGATGAAGTGGTTTTGGAACAGAATGTAAGGGTAGCCAAGCGTAGCCTACATGTTCGTCATTAAGTTTAGGTAAAAATTCATAATCTACACTGACAAAAAATGTATGATATACAAACCTGTTATTGTCACTGGTGTATTTTTCAATAGGAATTAATTTAGGGTCTTGTATACGCCCACCTAATTCTTCTTCAATTTCCCTAGCTAACCCTACAATTACAGTTTCGCCTGAGTCTACTTTGCCACCAGGCAAACCCCAAGTGTGTGCCCATGAACCACCTTGTCTTAACAGAAACAAGTATCTTTTAGTATCTTTAGCGTAGATTAAGGCGCCTACACCCTGTGTTAAACCACGAAACTCCAGGCTCCCACGCCGTATAAGCCTTCCACGCTTTTGGTCCATTGATTGTTTTTCCATTTATATTGAATGTTTGTGGTTAAATTAGTTACATATTCTACACTGGTTACACTGGCGCTGTCAAATTCTACTATCCATTTTGCACCGTCCCATCGTATAATGTCATTAGCATTGGCTATTAACTGCGGATGACCGGCTCTATACCATAATTCGGCTCCGTCCATAGTAGTAGGATCACTGTCATCATTGGCAGGATCACCAATAGGATTGATTATTAAGTATCTTGTGTTAAAAATAGGATTAGATAAAGCAGGAGTAACAGTAAGATTAAATGGGTCAATGATAGCAGTAATAGGATCTAATGTATTAGTAGGCAGTGTATCCGTGTCTACATTAAAAATTAATAAACTGTCATCTGTGGGATGATAGGCCACTGTGCCTACTAGAGTTCCGCTGTCATTTTCTAGTCTTACCTGACTAATACCATTGACTAATAAATCTGAATTAGTAGGAGCATTAGAAAGCTCGCCAAAATCTCTGATGGCCACAGACCAATTTCCATCTTGATAACTAGGATCTGTTGTATCATTAAATTGAACTTCGTTTTGACTGATATACAATTTCAAATAGTTGCCCATGTACAATACATTAGAATTTAAAGGAGTGAATATTCTTCTTCCGGTTAATATACTAGATTGAATGTCAAACGTGTCTGCTTCTTGATCTAGAGGGTCATTGGGGTCGTAGATGCTGGCAATGATTTTTTGTATTACACCCATCTTCTTGACTTTGGCTGGCGCACTGATCCAAATTGGTAATTCGAAAGTATATGTCATTACATCGATAGTGTCTTCGGCACCCATTGGTACACTACGACTCGTCCAGTTAATGTCTGTTAGTGTAATGTAAGTTAAACTAGTCCAATCTACATAACTGTCACTGTTTTGTACTTCTAAACTGGGATTAAATAGCACACTGATTTGTTCAAACAATTGTAGTTTTTGTTCAGTATTACTTGTCCATATATCTAACTTTAAAGTTAGTAAATAAGGGACAGGCATTAGCCTTTCCACAGTAAAAATATCACCCTGGTATTGTGTCAACTCTCCGGTAGCAGGATCGTAGGCTCGTTGACGTAAATTTACTTTACTGACATGATAGGGTTCTTGAACTCTGGTGCGATCATATTTAATTTGACTGATAGTAACAGTCATAGCTGGTACGCTGTGTAATTTATTTTCGCTATTTAAATTTAATATGCTAGCCACTTGTCTAGTGCTATCACCATAATATACAGGTACTTTAAGTAGACTGGTATTGCCTGACCGATCTCGACCTAGCTTAACTTCAAAGTTACTGATTATTCTAATAAATTGTTGTAAGAACCTACGTGTTTGACCGGAATAAAAAAATGAACTCATGTTAATCTGCTTTGGGTTTTAATAAATCATGTAGACTTTGTTTTTCGGGTTGAGTGTTACCGCGTTTGTCTACAAAAGTATTTGTGTTAGTAATAAAAGTATTACGCAGAGTTTTATTGGAACCAACGTTGTTGGTTATGGTTGTTCTTACAGCATCTTCAATCTTGACCCAACGTACACCATTGTATCTAAATAATCTATTTGGTAAATAGTCAATTCGCAAACAGTAAGCACCATCTTCAGGATCGGTGGGGAATGATATGCCACTAACAGCATTAACGCCATTGGGTGGGATTCCTGTGCCAGTTAAGTATCCGCTGATTTTATAATCTGGTGTTTGGTCCACTTGAACATTTCCGGTGGTCACTTGACTAGTCTTATGATATAATTCATCTACATTATATCCGCTCATAGGAATTTCAATCTCAGATTGTTCTACAATTGCTTCATTGATATCTGTATATTGACTGTAGGTACTAATTATATCACGCATGGTCATGGCTGTGTTGGCTTGAAATCCTTCAGCATCGTCGACCATTACGAATTTATCTAATATATCTCGGTATTCTTGGCTGTCAACCAATGGGTTGATTTTACAGCGCCATAAGTGAGGCCACCAAGTTGGACTATAGCCTTCGGCGCTTCTGGTACAATCCGATACCACAAAGAATCTTTTTAAAGCAGTGGGCAAATCAGGATTAATTGTGTCATAGTCTATTAGATGTTGTAGTTCAAGTACATCACCATTCATGATCCTACGCCCAAGTATAGTGATCATGTCATTGATATGGAAAGTAATAAACAATGTGCCAGTCTGAAGGAACAGTCCAAATTGGGTCAAATCGAATGCATTGTCTGACACCTGATAAATTCCTCGCATCTTGTAAACATCCGTGTCGTATTTTCTGTCTCGGTTTTCTAAAAACAATAAATCTTGTATGTTTCGTTCGCTGTCATTGATATAGGTAGGCTGTGTAACATCGTCGGATGCACCTTGGTCGATAGGCCCAAGATACTTGTGTACCAGTACACCGGTACCCGCAATAGTGAACATTTCGGATATTCTGCGATCAATAAATTGGTAATCTTTGCTTCGGTTACCGTCTTTCCAAAGACTTAATCTGGGCACAACCGTTCCTTATAAGTATGTATTATTTATGGATAG